GTCTATTAGAAAGATTCTGGGCCTCAAAAGAAGCGCGAGTAGCCGCATCCGCCTGTGCAATAGGTAGTGCTGACTCCATTGCAGCTTGAACTACAGCCTGACCAGCCATTGATGAAGCACCAAGACCCCTCTGAGCCAAGATACCTTGTGCATTCCTCATTGCGCCAGCAGCCCATGCAGGTGGGTTACCAGATTCAAACTGCTGCATCAGAATCTGTAGTTGACCTTGCACAGTAGCTTTATCTGAAGGTGTTGCTTGTGCCGCTTGCAATTGCGCGTTCAGTTGTTCTACTTTAACAGCATCCACTGCACTGCCAGAGATAAGTTCTCCGTTTTGAATTTCCCTTTGTACAGGGTTATCCATCAAAATTGCTTCACCTTGAGCAGCTTGAAGGTCCGACACTGCGGTTGTATCTTGTTGCTCTGCCGCTACTTGTGCCTCTTCTGAGACAACCCCTTGTGCAGCCTCAAGTTGATTTAGGGAGTCTTCAACATCTGGTGTAACAGTTTCTGCTGTCATTGTAGCAGCATCAACCTTTTCAACAGCAGCAGCAGACTTTGCACCTTTTACAGTAGAAGCTACTGCTGGTGTAAATGCGGGGGCAGAGGCCAGAGAAGGGTCTATCAGTTGCCCTTCAGTTACTTCCATTGTAGTTGGGGTGCCCTGCTTTACGAGAGACATGGGGTCTTCGACTGCAGTAACTGCTAACTCTGCAGTAGACTTCACATTTGCTCTTGTCTCTTCAGGGTCAGGGAGTGTCTCACCCTTGTACTGAACTTCCCCTGTCGATTTATATTTTTGGGCTTCTTCACTGTTAGAGATATTTCTGACAGCTTCTTCATACGATATTCTGCCTGAGTTTACTTGGTTTTTCCAATAGTCCAACCCCTCTGGGTCAGGCATACGACCAAGATTCTTTTTATAGACATCAATAAGATTTGGTTGGGCAGCTTCGGCTACGTCCCCACCTTCAGTCTGACCAACGGCCCCACCTTCATTGAAAGTCTGCGGTTGCATTCTCTCAGCAGCCCGAGTAAATTTTCCCATTTTAGATGAGATAGCAGGACTAGATTGAATAAATGCTTCCATTTCAGGGTCAGATGCAGGACCCCTATAACCCATCATACTGAGCAATTTATGTTTCTGAGTTGTATTCATTGTGTTTCCTGATGTATTCTCTGGCTTGTTTTAAGTCTTCGTAATAGGCGTTTTTGCAGTGCTCGTTTTCGTTTCTAAGAAGCTTGAAAATAAAGTTTATGTACTTTTCTTTTACTTGTTTTTGACGATAAGCCCTGCCTGAAATGGATTCATTAGGTGTTGTTTGTTTTATTTTAGAACCAAAAGCTACATTCAACAGTTGACTAAAAGCTACAAAAATAAACCAAAGTCTTATCTTAAAATCTTTACAGCACATTATAGGCTTTACGAACCTGTAATACTAAACGTTGCAACGGAGTATTTTGTATCACTGGGCCAGCTTGTGAACGCTGCTGGGTCTTCGTTAGCCGAGGCTCGTTCTTTTATTGCAACATTTAATGTTACTGATCCACTCTCTGTTGAGAGACTGCTTGTAATAAGGGAGTAACCAGAAGGCGGCACCGGAGCGGCGGTCTCTTCACCCTTTTCTGCGGCCACAATAAGCACAGTATCTTGTTGATTGTTTGTAATTGAAGGTGGGTCTGCTGATAGTGATGTAAAGTCTGCAACACCCGCTTGTGCATTCCTAAATGAATAAACCGCATTTGAAACCCTAGTACTATCACTAAACGAAATTGTTGTTTCGGTGCCATCAGAGATTTTCCAATAGACTCCAATACTAATATTCGAACCGCCCAGACCCCCCAATAAGTTTGTCATCCCACTAACTGACTGGGTAACTGCATCTTCATTTTGATCTGCTGTAATGACAGCTACAAGAAGATCACCAGACTCAAAAGACAGACCAGTAAAATCAAAAACACTTTGGTCCGTTGTATTTCCAAAAGAGTCAAGGTAAGTAGGTAGTTTTGTACCTTGCACAAGACCTGACATTGGAATAAACACTAGACAATCTCCGTGATTGTGAGGACACTATAGGTATCATCATGATCCACATAAAAATAGTAAGCTTTACTTACCGTAGTCAAGTAAGCTGAAACCTCATTAACTCTGTCAAATGCTGTAGTGTCAATGGTACCTGCGGATGCACCGTTAATCACTCTCAACCGAACACAAGTATCTTTTGTTGTTGTTGGAGGAAGAAGAGTGAAAGCACCATTATTGACAAGACGTTTAAAGTTTTCTTTATTGGCACCTGTTACATCTAAAGTAACTGTACCAGAAGTGATAGTACCATAGTCATCAGGGTCACTATCAAAACCACCAGTCAGTGTGGTATCTCCTGCAATAGGTACATAGTCTGCAATTGTTGCTGTTGCACCTGTACCGAGTTCCAATGTAGTTCTTGCAGCAGCAGCGTCCGCATCGTCCACAAGACTTGCACCAAAAGTGCTTATGGTTGTGTTAGCAGGTAGGGATAGTGTTTTAATATCCGCGTCAACTTCACTGTCCATAAGGGCACCAGCGGCTGTTACATTAGCTGTATCAGTTACATCTGCACTTGCCTCAATACCATTTAGTTTTGAAAGAAGGGCATCTGTAAAGGCATTGGTGTCTGCTTCTGCTTCGTATGCAATTTTAATCTCAGCACCAGTCTGATCTGCAGTTGCTCCAGCTTCAATAGCAGCAAGTTTAGATTTTTCAGCATCAGTGTAGGCGTTGGTGTCTGCTTCAGCTTCGTATGCAATTTTAATTTCTGCGCCTGTTTGATCAGCAGTAGCGCCTGTTTCAATACCTGCAAGTTTTGTCTCTTCAGCAGTAGTATAACTTGCAGTTGTATTGTCCAAAATTGTAGACCAAGCTTGAACATCAGTCCCAATAGCAAGACCAAGTGCAGTACGTGCAGCAGAGGCAGTAGTAGAGCCAGTACCACCTTGAGCAATAGGAAGTGCATTAGTCAGTACAAGACTGTCCAGATAACCTGTAGACCACCTAAGTGTTGTTGTACCAAGCTCATAAGCAGAATCTGTTTTTGGTGCCATTGTAGAAGCTGAAACAACGACATCTTGAGCCGGACCTACGACAGTTACAGGAGCACCGCCTCCAGTTGTTCCATCATGGTCATGTCCTGTACTTGCATCAAAAGCAGATTGAATAGCATTAAACTCTCCGTCAAGATCGTCTGCATCAATTACTTTGCCGTTGGCAATATTATCAGAGGTGTCGTTGCGGGTGTAGCCAGTTGCCATATTTTACATCCTATCAAAAGTAGCGTATTCAAACACAGCCGTGTCCAAACTGAAAGAGGGGTTAGTACTGCTGTCTTGGATTGTGAAAGAAAAAGTTTTACCAGACCCAATAACAGGTGTGTTGTAGATTTTATCAAGTTCGGATCCATACGTTGCAGTTCCGTAGGTAGCACTACTCGCCCCATAAATAAACACCCCTGCGGAAGAAGACTGTAGCCTTATAGTTTGGGGAGCTATATTTTTATTGTAGTTATCCGGCTTAAACAAATCAAAAGTAAAGTTAACATTAACATCAAAAGACCCTGCAGTATCAACATAAAGACTCATTTTATAGATACTTTTTCTTAATTGTGGGTCGTCAATAGGCATAAATGGTGAACTATAGATAGCGTTAATATCTTCACCATCAAAACTTGAACCAAACTCAAGCTTATAAACATACCCATTGTCGTTGGCAAAAACAATTATTTCTTGACCTTCAACATATCTAGCATCTGCAACATAAGCCTGAATACCTTTAGTTTTTGACCATTGAATATTACTTGAACCTTGGTCTGAAAACTTTGTACCTATAAAGCCAAAGGCATCCTTAGGTTGTTCTGCAGAGACAAAACCAAAGATTCTATACTGAGCCTTCTCACGCAAGACCAGAGACGAAAAGCTTGAATAGTTAGATTTAAAATCTTTAATATCTTGTTCAACAGGGTAAGAAGCAAGACCAAGACCAAAATCACCAATACGTTCTGTTGCACTCAACAGTCTCAAACCATCAGGCGCAAGAAACATAATATCCCCGCCAACTTCTTGAATTGTATCCCCAGAAATACAACCTATATCTTCTGCAATAGGCGAAAGTTGAAAGTCAGATACAGAAGTCCCAGAAACCCTTTGTATTTTATTTCTGCTGAATACAATAAGTTGTTCACGAAAAACAATAAGTCCTGTAATTGTATGACCTACGTTAATTATACCAGCACCGTTTGCAATTGTAAAGTCTGTTTCGTCAAAAGGAGCACTAAAAGCTAAAAGAGACCCTTTTGCTATAAAAATATGGTTTTTATATGCTGTGATATGCTCTCCACCAACAACGTCAGATGGATAACCAGAGGGAAAAGAAAGTGTATCTGTAGTGTCATTAAAGACAGCAGGAGAGTTTGCCCCATCTACAAACATAATTTTGTGATTGCCGTCAAAGTTAAAATTAGTCCCACGAACTTTACCACCCAAGAGAGAGGCAGCACCCAATGAAGACCAAGAAGAACCAGAGTTAATGTAATATTCTGAAACAGAAGACCCATTTTGACGTACCGCAATCACCTTAGAAGAGTTAACAACTTTAACCCCAAGAATAACGCCAGTACCTGTAACGGTAGAATCAATATATTTTTCAAAACCAAGAATTTTCTTGTAACCACCTTCCTTAGAAGGCTCAAAGTTTTGAAGGGTAATAGCAGAGCCAACAGCATTTATACCCTGCTGCAACGGACTCATGTTTGAGATAAGCCCACCCCTAAACTCTACTGGGAAAGTGTTCCAACCTGTAGGCATTAGTCTACTTTAGTCCCTACATTAACCTTGTTTATAACCGTTGACCTAACATAATCATAACGATTAACATAGATACGTTGCATTGTGGAGATACTCTGCCTGAATTTTTCATAACTCATTCCGGCACTCTGTATATCACCCCTAAACATGTAGGCGTAGTACAAGGAACCTTCATTGATAACGTACCTAAACTGCTCAGGAATGCTTGGTGTATCCGTAGCTTTAGAAAGATCAACATTTAGCTTGTAGTATTCGTATGCGATTTCATACTCTTTGTCTGGTGCAGGATAGACTCCATACTCTAAACTTGGCGTTCTAAAGACATAACGTGGGACAGTATACTCAGAAGAGTCTGTACTGTATTCAGCATCCACAAATCTCTGAAGATATTCTTCATAACTAATAGGACGAAGTTTACGTGTGTCTACACCAAGATCAGAGTCTCGTTTAATACGAAAACTATCCATGTCGACAGATTTTAGGTCGTAGGGAAAAGCATAACGAACTTCACCAACATTAAGCGGCTCTTCTTGAGTTTCATGGTTGAAAGGCCACTCATATGTTTCATGGTTAATTTCTCTGACAGTATTGTTCACTGCATCCTTGATAGAACTATAAAAACCAAGGGCACCCTCAAAGTTACTTTCTGTCAATTCCACTTCATTTAGGCGACGATTAACATCATTAACTAGACCGAGAAAGTTGTAAGCCATTAAATGTATTCCCTAATGCGAATTTTCACGGGTCTTTCTGCAACCCTACCTGTCGAAGTTGTTACATTGCAATAAAGAGTATACTGCTTGTTGTCAGTACCATCAGAAAGAAAAACAGTAGCCAACGTAGACGTATTTGACTTAGAAGTAAGTGTCAAACCATCAACAGTGTCTGAAGTTGAAAATGATACTTTTGTCCCGTCCGCATCTTTAATTTTCCAAGTAACAGAAAGAAGAGTTTCTCCTGTTTGAAGAAAGCGGGACCAGTCCAGAGAATAGTCCAACATTTCATCTTTATCTTTGTTAGGCCAGCGAAGGCTCATAATTATCTCCTGACGTACTGTATTCTATTATCAGACGTAAAAACAAAGGTGGTTCTAGCTTCAGTCTTAGGTACACTAGCTATCCTACTTCTTTCAGATGGAATATAGCTGATAATGTTGTAATACGGTGTGTACTTCTTTTGTGTTGCAGCTTGTCCAGCTAGGCTAAAGACCCCTGCGTTAGCTGTAATATTTAAAGATTTAGTTAGATTAAAGTCTTGGAAAGTAAGGTTGAAACTTCCGGGGCTAACAAAAAACGGAGCTGAAAAAATTACTTCTTGATATGTGAGACTAAATGAACCAAGCTCGGCAGTTAGCTTTACGTTTTTGTTTAGTGCAACTTCCTGTCCTGTTAAAGTAAAAAGACCGGATTCAACGCTTACAATCTTATCTGCTGTAAAAGTTGCTTGTTGACCAGAAAGAGTGAAAAGACCTTCAGCTAGTGTGACACCTCTAGAAAAATCTAGTGTTGCATCTTGACCAGTTAGAGTAAAAGAGCCTTGATCAGCTACAATATTTTTTGAAGTTGTTAGTCCAACGTCCTGACCAGATAAACTAAATGAACCTTGATCAGCTACAATATTTTTTGAAGTTGTTAGTCCAGCGTCCTGACCAGATAAACTAAATGAACCTTGATCAGCAATAAAGTTTTTAGCAAAGGTTAAAGTTACATCTTGTCCAGACAGGCTAAAAGAACCTGCATCAAACTGACTTAAAAAAGAAGCAGTTAATACTAAATCTTGTCCAGATAGGCTAAAAGAACCTGCATCAAACTGACTTAAAACAGAAACATTTAATACTAAATCTTGACCAGATAGGCTAAAAGAACCTGCATCAAACTGACTTAAAAGAGAAACATTTAATACTAAATCTTGACCAGATAGGTTGAAAGAACCTTGGTCAGCTACAAGAGTTACTCCTACAGCCCCATCATCCGCTAGGGTTGTGGCAGCTAATGGGGAGAAGCCAAGCATCTGTTAGGTCCAGTATGTGTCCAGAGTATAATCAACCGGGATAGGGTCCATTGCCTC